AAGCCTTAGCTGTATTACTGCAGGCCGTTGTCCATCAGCGGCTTATCTAAGTTATGACCCAGCAAGTACCACTGGAGCTTTAACACCAAGCCTGCAAGCAGAATACAACAACTTAAGCAATCTAACAAATTCGCTACTTGCTGCAGATCAACGTGAAATTTATACAGCTGCAGACCTTGCTAACGCAGGCGACATCCAAAGTCCAATTTACACCGAAAGTGTCTACGGGATTTACTATAATGAATACCAAAATGCAATCAACGGAGGCGATCCAAATGTTTGGGAAACAGTAGACGGTGAGAACGTAAGTTACTGGAGGCGTGCTGTAGTATCCGAAGGCTTCGTAGTTGATAGATATTTAACTGGTAACGAGATCAATAGCTTGCGCCGTTTCTCTATATTACAAGCACTTAATGATAAAGCAGGTGACGACATCTTTTATACCAAAGCCCTTGCACGAATCGAGACAGCAAAATATGAAACCATGTCAGCCTGTCACATCGTGGATATAGCCCTCAAAGCACTTGTTTTCAAACGAGTGAGTGGTCGTCAAACCGAGTACGGCAGCGAACGCAGGGGTGGCTATCCGGTAAACGACAACGGGCTCAAGGCACGTGTTACCATGTTTAAAGTACGATACAAGCAAGTTGGACATGATTCATACACAACAATTCCTGCAATTTTTGCAGTAAGAAGAGCCGCAGACAACGACAACTTTGTCTACATAAAATTTAATAGTGCACTTACAGATCCCAATGACGCGGTGCACTGGTCGTTTGAACTAGAACCAATTAGCGATCCAATCGCCGAAGTATCAGTACACAATCGCTATTTATATTTAGAAAATAGTGGTGCAGCACAAACAATACAACTAGGGCCATACATACTTACAAGCAACAAGACTACAGCGCCGTCCCTTCAGTTCACTGGAACAATTAGGGAATCTAGCCTTGGCTACCCACCAGTAAACAACAACCCATCAGACCTGAACGAGTGGGATTTGTTCAACTATGACTCAGATACTCAACTAACATTCTCTTTTGACAGTACCCCAGAAATTACCATCACAGCAGTTACTGAGCAACTTATTCAACCATTTACAGATTACACTGTTCGCGACGAACGCAATCAGATCACACGACAACTGTATCAAAATCTATCATTGTTCGGGTTCAATGCTTACTCCGGAAAAACAATTCAGGACCTGAGATCACTAAGTGTATTTGTTACACAAGGAAGAAGCGTACGCAGGCTTCGTACCGAAGGAAATGATGAACAGGGAAGACTATGGGGTACAACTAGTTACGAGTACTATCCAATAGCGGTGAACGGTGCGAGCAGCTTGGCACCTGATATTTTCCTAGACACCATACTGGACAGGGAGGATGGGATTGGCAACTATGCTGTGATCAATGCAATAGATCTTAGACAGCTTGCCATAACTAAACGATTCTGTTTGGCAAACAGTTTGTTTATGGACTGCATAATCGCTGAACCTCGTAGCTGGAGAGAGTTTTGGGTAGAAGTCGCGCCGTTTAACCTATTGGAATTCGCACGCATAGGAGGCCGAGAGACCCTTGTTCCCGCTGTCCCATACGACGTGAATACAGGAGCTATTACACGAGAAGTCAACATCAGTGCAATTTTTAACCAAGGCAACATATTAGAAGACTCCTACAAGGAAGAATACATTGACTTCGGCTCAAATGTACAGGATTTAATCGCAACAATCATCTACACCGATTTGCCGGCTGATGGCATTTTCCCGAAGAGAAAATCACTAGAAATTCAAAGAATCGATACCACCGAGATAGATGCCATACGTCAATCATTTGACATATCATCTTATGTCTCAAGCGAAGCACAAGCAATCCTGTTCGGCAAGTTGATGTGCAATACACGACGTCACGTTCGTCAAGCGATCGAGTTCAAGACGTACCCAACGTCAGACCCTCTATCACCTGGGGCATTTATCTTAGTCGAGCTCGGTCAAAACAGTTGGGATTCAATTCGCACTGGTCTAGTTGGAGTAGGTGGCAGCTTAAACGTACCACTTGGTAATTTACCTTTTAATGGTTCGTACAACTTTAGACTCTATCGTAGTGACAAAGGTATGATAAGCCTAAGCAATGTCAACGTTACTAACGGTGTTGCTAGTACTCTGGTCAACTATGAAAACTATATGTTCGTACTCGGAGTTGAAACAACAACTCGTCGTGTTTTTAGAGTAAGTGAAGTCACTATGGATGAGGAGGGGGAGACAACCGTACGTGCAACGATCTACCCATGTACAACGGATGGTCAATCATTGATTGCCGAATTTACGAATAGTCTGTTTACCATCCGTCGCTAGACTGGGCTAAACCAGCTAAGCATCAAGAATGGCTTACTACACCGGTCGGACTGGTGCCCTGTTCCTGACCACAGCAGCCGAGGGTGGAGCAAACCCTACTGCGAGTGAGAAAGCACTGAAGCTACGTGATTGGTCTTTGGATACTAGTTTAGAGCTGCTAGAAACTACTACAGCAGACACTGCAGTAAAAAGCTATACGCCAGGCAGTGTAAGTTCAACAGGAAGTGCAACTGTCTTATACTACAGACGAGAGGGAACTACAAGCACAGAGCCAGGGACACAATTTGATCAATTTTTATCCAAATTGATGAAAACCTCTGCATCTGGTGTAACGGAGTCCGATCGGGTCGGAATGGTGCTACGTTTGGGCGAAACAGCAGGTGTTGGCACCGATATTAAAGACGACATCGCATTTAATGCTTATATCACTAGTGCAGGCTTAAAAGTAAACACAGGCGAATTGAGCTCAGTTGCTATTCAATTTACAGTAGATGGCCCATTCCGTGAACTGATTGAGGCATGACCTATTTTCTAGGTCGATACGGTAAGATCAAATTACGCCGCAAAGCTGCAGGGATTTTTTTTAGTAGCGTATTACCCGCGGATGTAAATACTGTCCTTAACCGCTTCGGCTTTGATGGATCGACAGAGAATCTGTTAACAGGTGATCAAATTGTAATTAGTACTGATGATCCCCGTGGGCTTGACTTCCTACCGGCATCGACATGGCCCGACGGGCAAGGAGTCACCCAAAACCAAGTAGTTGTATACATAAACATTAACGCTATTGGTGGCATTAGACTTTTTACGACGTTCAACGACGCCATCAACAATAATAGAGCGGCCGAATACACGCTTGAAACTTTCACAGGGAGCGCACTCCAGATCTCGATCCAGATCTACGGTTCAGTCGAGCGCGTTCTGGGTGACGTAATTAGCTATAAATTCAATACAGACCGTGAATCAATAGATAGTACTACAATGTCAGACCGATTTAAGCGTATGTATTCAGCGGGCTTAATAAGCGGTGCTGGTGCCATTGATTGCTATTTCAACACTACGAACAGTGGACTTGTTGAAAACCCCCTCCTCATGCTACAACTAATTTACAGAACAGATATAGGAAGTGAATTTGATTGCTACCTGCAGCTAACAGACCAAGAAAGTAATCCCAATACCCAAAATATCTACTACGAATTTTCTGCGATGGTTACAAATACTGGCATCGAAGTCGATGCGGACAAGCTAATAAGTTGCGCCATTAACTTTGTAACAACTGGTGAGATCAAAATACTCATTGGTGAGCCATCAGGTTACATCCTTAAGGAAGACCTAGACCGTATGCGCCTGCAGCAGAACCTCGACTTCTTGATGACTGAAGTGACTGACTAAACTGTAGGCAGCATAGAATCCTTGCGGAGCTTACCGGGTGGCTGACCAAAGAATTACACAGCTGACACAGCTCAGCGAGGCCAACGTAGCAGCCACCGACGTGCTGCCTATCGTTGACATCAGCGCAAGCGAAACCAAAAAAGTCACCGCCAAAGACCTGTTCGAGGCTGGTGCAGCCCTGGCTGATTCGGCCAGCATTGATCTTGTCAAACTCAACCAATCCAGTGCCACCAAACTTGGCACCGTAGCTCTAGCCGACGATTTGATCACAGCGGCCAAACTGGCCAACGATTCCAGCATTAACTACGGCCCAACCGAGCCCAGCACCGATAATTTTGAAGGTCGCGGCCACGTCAGTAGCAGCACCAAATACCTGAAGGTCTACGACGGCAGCGTCTACCAGCAAGTTGTTGCACCAACTGCTGGCATTGAAGACCTTGCTGTAACTACCAACAAGCTTGCCTTCAACTCAGTTACGACTGACCAAATTGGCGTTGGGGGTCTTGATACAGCAGCAATTGCCAACTTGGCAATCACTGGAGAGAAAATTGCTAATGGCACAATTACGACAGCCAAGCTTCAAGCTGGATCAGTTGGTGCAACAGCTATTGCGACCAACGCTGTTGGTGCTGATGAACTTGCTGACAACTCAGT